GAACTAGGCATTGGCATGCCACCCGTTGGAACTTCTTCTTCCATCATCATTTCTTCCCCAGGTAATCCTGATTGACCTGGGAGACCTTGTGACAACTCACCCATAGGTGGTTGCTGTTCCTGCATCATGGGTGCAGGTGCAGCAAGAAACGCTTCAGGTGCTTTAACACCAAAACCAAACTGCAATACGTGACGAGCAAGTGCAGCCATGTCAACAACACCGGCACCCACAAAAGGAGCCATAGCATCAACCATCTGCAACGCCATCTGACGTCGGAACGATTCGTTCACTGGTTGTGTAGAACCAGCTTCAACTTCAAAATCAAACTCGCCCTTAATATAGTCAGCGTCAAAGTTAACCCAAATAGGCATAGCAGAAGAACCAACTACACGAACAGCTTGTTCACCAGTCATAAACTGTTGAGCCAAAGCAATCAAACGCTTAGCACACAAAGAAATGGCACGTTCAATCTCTGCCAATTTGTCAGAAGTTCTAGCATTCATAGCGTCCTGCATAATTGCAGCTTCTGTAGCTGTACGGCTAATTTCACTAGCTCCGCCACGCATAAACTCTGCAACACCGCTAATACGGTCAATGTCTTGCTGAATCAAGTTAGAAACAGAATACATTTCTGGGGGGTTAACAACAGCAGGCATGGGGACAATAACAGAACCCAGTGGGTCTTCTGTAATTACAGGCACAAGCGTGTTGTCCTCATCAGACTCCAAAGCATTACGTCCATCATTGTCGAAAGCTGACTCTTTATACAGCCATTTGCGTGAGAAACGCTTACGATGATTCATCATCTGCGTACGAGTAGCGTTCAACTCATACTGCAAAGGCTCAATAGCCTCCAGCTCACCCATGGGGTAAAACTGGTCGGGAACATCATAGTTGCGAATCATCACAAATGGATGACCAAAACCAAAAGGAATCTTTGTGGGAGCCACAAGAAACTTGCTTCCATTTTCACAGAAAACAGCAACAGTTCCACGTTTTAAATCGTAGTATTCCCATACATCAACAAATGCTTCATCTAGTTGACGATTGTGGCGTGCACGGTCCTCGTGCTCGCCCCAACGAGAATAATGAGTTCCTTCAATTTCTTGACGAGCATTGCGATTGTAACGTGGGTCGTTTTGAACATCCTTTAAAGGACGACGAACACGTTGAGCAATCCATGTCATATCGTCTACAGATGTGGCTTCAGGGTCCACAAAAATATCAAAAGGAGAAACACGCTCAACAAAGGGGCGGTCTTCCACCACAACAGTCTCAGCTTCAAGGTTGAAACCTTCCTCAGGTGCAGCAATCTCTGCATCCTCTTCAGTTAACAAATCAGTATATTTTGATTCCTCAATAAAACGATAACCGACTTTCAGCCAACCATGACCAATAATCAGGTAATCATCCACTGCACGGCGCATCTGTTTCTGGCAATCAAAATGACGCCACCAATAGTTAATCACTGCTTCAGTAATAACAGCACGGTCAGCATCTTCCTGTTTGCGAGCACCAACCGTAATTTTTGGATGGTTAACAGCAACACTAGGGGCAATAACATTAATGGTAGAAAAACACGTGTTGACCAGCATTCGGTCTTCTTCAGTTAAATCATTAAGTTGTTTACCACGATACAAATCAACTAAACGACGCCACAAATCATCGTAACTTTCCTCATCACGCCACTTGCGGGAGTATGTAATTCTTTTACGATAATCAGCTAGAACACTAGCATTGGATGGACGGGCCATCAGACCTCCTCGGTCTCTTCAAGATATGCCTCAACAGCACGGTATACTAGGTTAAGAACTGCAGCCAGCCCAGAGGCTGCTGCGACCTTCCATGCAGACAAATCAAAAACAGCAGCACTAATAGGGGTGCTTAAAGCACCAAAAAGAAATGTTGCTACTGCTCGTTTAATTGCATCAGAGTACGTCATGATTGCTCCTGTGTGTGTGATTGTCATCCATGTGTGCATCAAGCTTGTCATCCATTCTGTCAACCTTGATAACTAGATGTTCTAATAGACCTCGAGATTCGGCGTGCTGTTCGGTGTTTTCCCGACGCAACCGTTGAAGAACAACCACCACAGGACCTGTGATGATTGCCACAGCGATGGGAACCCACCAGCTCATAAGTTATACCCAACGACTTCCGACAGGCTGTGGGTCATACCCACCAGCAATAGCATCCTGAACTTGCTTGTCTTGGCGTTCCTTGATGGTAGGACCATGAAAGTCCTCTTTACCATACGTAAAACCAATACGCACACCCTTAATGTGGCATCGAAAACAAACAGGACCACGACGAGGAAGTTCGTTTTCGTATTCAAACACAGTCAAGCACTCCGTGCAGGTAGTAAAGTTCATACTAAATACCCTAAACCGTTACATTCCGAACGTTATACGAGCCAATGACAACTTTTGGTTTGTATTCACGCACAATATGGTCTGAAAACCAATCCAAAGAGTACTTGGGGGCTATAGATTCGACCCGGTATTCAGGAAGCCACACATGCTTTAGCATTTGATTGGCAATAGCCAAAGACATCACACGGTCATCATGTGGAGAACCATGCATTTTTCCATTATCTTCACGAACAAATGTTCGTAATTCACCAATAGTGAACTCACACTCAACAACAACATCATCATCACGCAACGCCTTAGCAAGCTCGTCAATAGCCAAAGGCTTAGAAGCAGCAGTAGTACGCCAACCTAGAATCTCCGTAGCCTGAGGGCTACGATTAGCAAGCCTACGTTGCCTATAAATATTACGGTACCCGGTTTTTTGCAACGCCTTCAGCGTTGTCAAACCATGGTTATTGTTCTCAACACCAATCAACGCCTGATTATAAAACATCCCCAAGTTATACAAAACATCGGACCCAAACAAGTCAGGCTCCACATGACCATGCCACGTAGCAACCACTTTGCCTGTGGAAGCATCAATTACGTGGGCGGAACTATAGTCACCATGGCTAAGACCTTCAGCAACGTCAGCACCCACACAATACGCTGTTTCACCATTGGGCATTTCCCACACAGACAACGGACCTTCCGACCCATGCATTGCGCCATCCCAAAGAAAACCCCTACGGGGTTGTTCTTTATGGAAAGACCCTAAAAGGTCGATGTCAAATACAGGACGACCAGAACGAACAAAAGCCTCATCAGGGTTAGAAGGATACTCCTGCGCCAACTGCCAGTCCGGAAGCTGCGCCTTTTTAACCGAATACCAATCCTCATCTCGGTCACCAGCAGACCAAGGAAAGAAGACACCTTTGAAGTTGTTGGTACCAGTCTGAGACCCCACCCAAAGTCGGTGAAAGATGTTTCCCTCACCTTTGGCTGTTGAAAGACAAACGATTCGCCCCCCAACGTCGGCAATTGGTTCGATAGAAGCCCAAGCTTCTTCAGAGTTTGGTAGAAACGCCATTTCGTCAATAAATACACGATACACCGATTCACCACGTGCAGGGTCATTACCGCTAGGTAAAGATTCAAGAGCAGATTCATTAGCGAACACCATCTTCAATTGATTATCGGAAACTAGGTCTGGACCACGTTGCTTCATCCAGTCAGGCAACATCTTGTAGCCATACTTAGATTTCTGTAAAAGCTTTGCTGCTTCACGCTCAGTACGGCTCAGCATGACCTCAAAGCGGTCCTGCCAGAAGAACACCTCCCAGAAGGCAAACGCTGCTGCAAGCGTACTGAAGCCAATCTGACGAGCTTTGAGGACTATTGTGTTGCGGTACGATATCCACGCATAGACGGTCTCACGTTGCGCCTCACGCATCTCAAACAGGATACGCCCCCGTTCCGGGTGACGTATGTACCAGTAGTTAGAGCAGAAGTACTCAAAGGCATCCACAAGGTCGGTATCGTCGGCGTCATCTGGTCCACGGCATAACCGCCACTCACGCTCATTTAACAATTCGTCAAGATTCATTTAATCGTTGTCTCGCATTTTCAGCAAAGGGTGTTCACCAGTATCACAATATGGGCAGTACGCCCAATTGGAGGGGTACTCCTCGCCACACTTGGAGCATTCCTCCAGTTCCATCACACAACCTTGAGAGCACGTGTCTGCTTCTCACGGGCAGCCACAGCAGAGATAAGTTCGTCTAACTCTGAGTCGGATAGTTCGGAGATGCGTTTGTCTGATTTGACTTCCACTGTAGCGGGAGCCATCCTGTTTGTAGCCTGCAAGTATAGCTGGGCTGATTTAGTGTCACCCTCAACAGCTTTTTTATACAAAGTATCCAGAACGTTTTGTGTACGTTCAGGGCTGCCTTGGATTTCATCAACTCGTGACCGCCACTCATCAAGGAACACCTGCTTCTTTTCCCAACGTCGCAATGTCTTTACATCAACGTCCAACTCTTTAGCCATAGCAAGCTTAGTGCCAGGCTGACGTTCGCTGGGGGCTGTGCATAGCCAATCAAGGTACCGTTGTTGAGTGGCAGTCAAAACCGTT